TCTTCGCTCACTTGCTCGACCAACGAGTGCGCCAAACAACGAAGCTACCGTCGCCGACTGCTAGGGTTTGGCAGCCGACTTTGTTGGCGCGAAAGTACGATTTCATTGCGTCTTTTTCTTTGACGTCTGCAACTCGCACGCAGTCGCCAACCTTCATGTCTGCCTTAAAACGCGCCCATTTCGTCGCAGAACGCGCTTTTTTAGTCCTTGGCATAGGCTTTTCAATGCCGCTTACAACTTCGTCCATCGGTATGTCTGTCAGGTTCATTTCGCTTCTCCCGCCAGGCGCGCGTCAAACTCAAACTTCAGACGATCGGTCGTTGCGTCGCCAATGATTTTTGGCGACCTGACTGATGCAATCTCAACTGAGCTGTAATGCGCGTGGCTGTTCGTGAATTGTTTTCCGTTCGTTTTGTTTTCGTAGGTCACGCCGTCGCCGTCAGCGTTAATGGGCTCAGCCCAGTTCGCGAGCAGCGGCGGTATGAAATTGTGGTCGTCGCAGCCATTACGCTGGCTGGCCTTGTCGAGATGCCGGTCGTGCTTTTCGCAATGCCAGCGCCCGTCGCCGTCCATCGTTGGCGTGGCGTGAGCACAGGTTCTGCAGTTCATCGCCGGCGTAGCGGTGCCGTGGCACAAATCATAGAAGTCGCACCATTTGCACTTAAACCAACTCGGGTCGTCGCTCATGCGCTCCAGCGGTCGGTCGCTTGTGATGATGCGCTTCGCGCGATCTAGCATGCGCTGCGCGTGCGCCTGGTCGAGCGGCACGCGCTCAAGGTAAAGGTCGTCGTCGTTTTTATTGACGGCCATGTAGAGCGCCCACTGCACGTCCATTTTGTGCATATAGATCTGCATCTGCGTGTAGTGCATTGGTTTCGACTCATACACGCCGCGCTTTACCATGTCGGCGAAACTTTTGGCGTTGTGCGTCTTAAACTCCAAGACGTGCGGCTCTTCGGGTGCGTCGGGCAAGCCCTTGCCCATGCCGTCGAGCGATCCGCCAAAGTGCCCTGCGTGATCTTCTATGCGCCATTGCTGGTTCGTATCAGGATCGACTTCCCAGACCGTCACGCCAGCGCGGCGCAGGTAATTTACGAAGCGCACTTCTTCCGTTTCGCCTCGAGCGAACAGACGTAGCAGTCTTGCGCCATGCCGCTGGGCTTTGACCCAGTGGTGGCCGTACCACAACTTGCGGCTGCATTCCTCGCCAGCAATCGACGCGCCAAAGTGAAGCCGGCCAGGTGCGTTGTCCTGGTCGGCCTCGATGCTCGTGTCGATTGCTTCGAGCGTTTTGCTGGCTGCTATCACTTCCAAGGCGGCGTCGTCTTCTCTTCAAGAGGCGCAGGCGCGGCTTCAGCAGCTGGTGCCGCTGGTGCAGCCGGTGGCGGTGGTGCGGAGCCAGCTGGCGCCGAGTAGCCGCGTATTTCGTTGCTGGCTTGATAGCCGTTCGACGCCTCGCGTACCTTTACTAGCACTTCGATTTCGTGGAAGTGCAGGTCTTGGCTATCTGCAAAGCCATCCTTGCCCATCGCCGTGCAGACGCTTGCCAGGTCGCGCTTAGCAATCTCAACGGCCTTTTCGTTTGGGTTATCGACGTTGTAGTTAGCCCAAACCTTTCGGCCTCGATGCTCGCCAGACGTGATTTCCCATGTGAAATTCAAGTAGTGGCCAGTGCCGGCTTTCGTTGCCCGCATCTCGCTGTCAGTAATGACCGCTTTGTATGTGCCTTCTGGCAGTGGCTGGCGCTCCTGTGGCGCGGATGCCGGCTCGATACCGGCGGTGCTAAATTGAAACTGGGCCATTAGGCTGCTCCTTCTAGTTTTTGGTTCATTGCGGTGGTGAGGGCGTCCCAGCTGAGATCAATCTCTTCAGGTAAGCCGAATCGGTTCTTCGCCACATACGCCGGCGTTTCGACGGTGCAGAGCACGCGCTTGCCGGTGCTGATGCCGCGGGCTCGCGTGTTGCCGAAGCCTGTGTCTTCTTTCTTGACCATGACTTTGTGCTTCGCGAACAGCACCAGGTCACACGACTCTTGCACCAGCGCGCTGGCTTTCGCGTGGAGCTTGATCTCGTAACGATCAATCTGCTCCATTTCTGGGTCTGAGTGCTTGCGGATCTGGTGGTGCGCGATCAGCAGGACGTTCATGCCCTGGTTGTCGCGAACAAACCGCAGGCCGGACAGCAGGTCGCGCCAGAGGTCGAGAGCCATGACGTAGCCTTTTCCGTATGTCAGCTGTTCGATGCTTTTAACGTTGTTGTCTTCGCAGACCTTCTTCCAGATCAGCGGCTCCAAGTGGTCGAGCGAGTCAATAACGACAGTCTTGTAGTCGTGCTTGCCGCAAAGCGCTTCGATCGCAGACATGACGTCGTCGTATGACTTGGCGATAGGGAATGCCTGCAGCGTGAGACTGCCGGCACCGTCTTCCGTTGGGATGAAAACGGCGCTTGGCGCGTCGGCTGCGAAGGTCGTCTTGCCAACACCGGAGGTGCCGAAGACGAGCCCGAACAGCGCGCGCGCAGATTGTGTCGGTGATACCGACTTGAGATCAAAGGCCATGATTACGCCTCCTTGATGGTTATGTATGGTTTCGCAGGGGAGGTCGTCACGGCGGCAGACATTTCTTTGTAGAAGTCTGGCTCGTTGTTCTGCAGGTAACGCATTTGCGTGTCGCTCAGCACTTCCTTCAGCTGCACAGGGTGCAGGTTCGTTGGGATCTTGTGCTTAATGCGCTTCCAGCCCTCTTGATCCAGCCGGCGGTTGTAGCCGTTCTTGACGGTTACCTTTGTGCCGTTGGGGAGGGTGGTGGTTTTGCTGCCTTCTTCGACTTGGTCGAGAAAAGGGAGGATTTCGGCTTCATGCTTCACTCTCGCGAGCTTGGCATCGTCTTCGATCTTTTTGAGCTCCGCTAGCCTGGCGACTAGCGATTCGATTGTTGGCTCGTTGTTTCCGTTGCGTGTCGTTTCGTCGGTCATCGAGTGTCTCCTTGTTCGTTGACAAAGAGAACACTATAGATGACCTACAAAACTGTCAACAAAAAGGAGACAGATAGAACAGTTTATTCAGAAAGACGCAACGACCACGTTTTTCATCGATTCAAAGTTTTTGCCTTTGAGGTAGAGCACTTCGACGTTGCGCATGTCGTAAAACAAATTGTTTTCCCTTGCGTGCGCCTTAACGGCAGGCAGATCCCAAGGGTGAACGCTGGCGTACATGAGCTCATCCGCAATGCGCACACACACAAACGCGCTGTCTTTGTAGAGCACGAGCGTCTCTGCAGAGTAGCCTTCATAGAAATTCGCCATTTCTTTTGCGGCGGCGCGGAAGGCCCGATGTATGCTGCAGCCGCTTTGCCTGCATGGGATGATCAATTCTTTGAGCAACTGCATGGGCTGCGCAGACTTCGAGTCGTCCGGCACCGAATAAAAGTGGAGCCCGTTCCCCGAGCAAAAATTATCGGTTGCTTTGACTAAAGCCTTATTCGCGTAGGTGTCCCAGATTTTTTGTAGTTCGTTATGAGTCTTTTCCATGTGCTGATTCCCTAGCGCTTTCTATGTCCAATAGATGATTGATTAGCGCGTCTACTTGTTGTTGAGACGGGATAGAAAGTGCGGCAAAGGTGTCTTGCACATTCAGGCCCGTTGCGTTGTCGTCACGGCCAAACAGCAGCCAGGCAGGCTTCACGTTAAACAGATCGGCGAGCTTTACGACGTTCGATCGGTTTGGTGTGGCCTTTCGGGTCTCCCATTTATGGATGACGTTGTGATTAATTCCGGACAGGTCAGCCAATTGACGCAGGCTAAGTTCGCGTGCATTCCGGAGATCGCGTATGCGGTCGGCGATGTCCTTCATGAATTGTCTCCTTGGTAATGACGGCAACCGAATGTATCGCAAAGGGTGACAATGAGCAACACTTTCGGTGACAAACTGATTGTGTGTTGTGACTGTCACCTTAAAGGTGTACATTCGCAGCGATGAGCAATACAAAAATCTGGGAAGACATCCAAATCGCCGAGCTCGCGCGCCAGCTAAACATTTCGCGCGGGTCAGTTTACAAGTGGAAATGGGCAGACAAGATTCCTGCCGAGCGCGTCGTGCAGGTAGAGGCCATCACCGGCATCAAGCGCGAAGAGCTCAGGCCAGACCTTTTTAGCAACGCGGCGAATGGCTGAGCCTGTGTATACACGCGAAGGGGTGAGAGAGGCGGCGCGGGAGCTTGCTGAAGAAGGCTTTACGTTGGTGCCGGCCAGAGGCAAAGAAACTGTCGAAAAATGGCGTAGGTGGCAGGACGCCGACATGCCGCCCGCGCAGCAAGAGTATTGGTTGAATAGTGCCAATTATCAAAACTGCAATTATGCGCTCTTGACTGGTAAGCAAGTCGTTGTCGTCGATGCCGACTCTGACGACGCCGTCAAATTCGTGCGCGAGAACCTCACCTACACGCCAAGGCGCGTTACGACGTCGAAAGGCAAGCACTTTTACTACCAAGTAGATCCCAACTACCCGGTGCGCAATGGCGTGAATCCAGACTTGCGCATTGACCTGCGCGGGCAAGGCGGGTATGTCATAGCGGCGGGTGGCATTCACGAAAGCGGCCACATATACGCACGCGACGACGATCCTGACGTCGATGTGTGGTGGGGGAGTCTGCCGAAGCTCTGCGCTGCAGACCTGCGCAAAATCAAGTCTTTCAACGAACCGGCTCCGGGCCCGGTGGATACTGGCCTGTCTTTCAGCGTGAAAGACGCGGGCGTTTCTGAGGGCAACCGCAACCATCAAGCAGCTGCCGAGGCTGGCCGGCTGTTTCGCCAGGGGCTGAGCTTCGACGCCGTGCTCGAGCAGGTGCTGCAGTGGAATACTTACAACAGCCCGCCGCTCGATCGCGACGAGGTAGAGCGCACCGTTAATAGCATCGCGCAAACGCACGCCCGCAACAGCGCAGCTGAGCAGCGCGAAGCGCGCGAGGCGCAAGCCGAAGCCGCTGAAGCGCAGAAGGTGGCGCTCGAGCCAAAGCCTTTTGTACTTGGCGACGCCAGCAAGATACCGCCAAGAGAGTGGGTCTATGGCCGGCACTACATCAGAAAATTTCTATCCGTCACCGTAGCGCCAGGCGGCACTGGCAAGACGGCGATCACGCTGGCAGAAGCCGTTGCGATGGCGACCGGCCGCTCGATCATGGGCGTGGAGACTGAGCCGCGCCGAGTGTGGGTGTGGAACCTGGAAGACCCGCTGGAAGAGCTACAGCGCCGGATTGCGGGCATAGCCCAGCACCACAACATCACGCAAGACGACCTTGGCGACAGACTGCTAGTCAACAGCGGGCGAGACGAGCCGCTGATCATTGCCGAGCAGGCCGGCGGGGCCAATGTGCTCACGCCAGCTGCCGACGCACTGACGCACCACATCAAGGCCATGAACGTGGACGTCGTCATTGTTGACCCGTTCGTGAGCTCGCACCACCTCAGTGAAAACGACAACAAGGCCATCGACATGGTGGTCAAACGCTGGGCGCAGGTCGCCAACGACGCCAATTGCTCTATCGAGCTCGTGCATCACGTCAGAAAAGGCAACGGCATGCAGGAGGCGACAGTTTCTGATGCCAGGGGCGCTAGCGCCTTGGTCGACGCAGCCAGGCACGTTCGCCGGCTACAGCGCATGACGGCAGAAGAGGCGCGCAATGCGGGCATCGACGAAGACCAATTCTGGCGATACAGCCGCGAAGGCGACAGCAAAGACAACCTGGCGCCACCTTCCGGCGACTCGACTTGGCGGCAGATGGTCAGCGTTGAGCTCCCGAACGGCGACAGCGTCGGCGTGAGCGAGCCTTGGTCGTGGCCGGATGCGTTCAGCGACGTTACGCGCAGTGACCTAGAGAGCGTGCAGCGCCGAGTCGCCAGCGGTGAGTGGCGCGAGAACCCAAGGGCCAAGGACTGGGTGGGCATTGCCGTTGCCGAGGCGCTAAACCTCGACGCCGCCGACTCTTATAACAAAGCCAAGATCAGGCAGCTGCTCAAGATCTGGATTGAGAACGGCGCGCTGCGCGTCACTGAGCAGCCAGACAAGCATCGCAAGATGCGCGCCTTTGTATGTGTCGGCCAGTGGATGCATGAGGGTGAGGTGGATGAGTAAGTTAACGGTCATCAGCCTGGGCGCTGGTGTGCAGTCGTCGGTGATGGCTTTGATGGCAGCAAAAGGCCAGATTACGCCTATGCCTGACTGCGCGATCTTTGCTGACACGCAATCGGAGCCAGACCATGTCTATGAATGGCTCGATTGGCTTGAGACACAGCTGCCTTTCCCAATTTACCGAGTAACTGCTGGCAACTTGCGCGACGACCTAATAGCGAGCTCGCAAACGGGAGCGAGGGTGCCAAATCCACCGCTGTTCGTGCAGACGCCGAAGAGTGACGGGATGCTGTTTCGGCAATGCACCGTCGATTACAAAATCACGCCAATCTACAAAAAGCTGCGCGAGCTTATTGGGCTGAAGCCACGCCAACGCGCGCCAAAAGAAGTCGTGATTGAGCAGTGGATCGGTATAAGCCAGGACGAGATTCAGCGCATGAAAGCGTCTCGCGACAAGTGGGTCGAAAACCGATGGCCATTATTAGAGCAACGGATGAGCCGGCTTCATTGTCTGCAGTGGATGAAAGACAACGGCTACAACGAGCTACCGCGCAAAAGCGCATGCACATTCTGTCCGTATCACGACAACGCAACATGGCGTGAAATGCGAGCGAACGACAAAAAGTCATGGGTTGAGGCGGTCGTGGTCGACCATCTGATTCGCGACGGCATCAACCAAACGAGTGAGGGCAACAAACTTTACCTTCATCGCAGCCGAGTGCCGCTGGACGAGGCTGACCTTAGCGATCCAGCGGAAAACCAAGAGACGTTTTCTTTCATGGACGAGTGCGATGGGATGTGTGGTGTCTGATGTGGATCATTCCGGCCAACTACCCACAGTCCTCTCGCTATGCACAGGATATGGTGGCATCGAGCGAGGACTTGAGCTTGCCGGGCTTGAACATCGAACAGTCGCTCATGTGGAGATCGAAGCCTTCGCAGCTGCGAACTTGGTTGCAAAGATGGAAGCGGGACATCTGGTTCCGGCGCCTGTGTGGACGGATCTTAAAACCCTGCCAGCACACTGCTTTCGAGACAGAGTTGATGTGCTCACTGGCGGTTATCCCTGCCAGCC